ACTATCTTAGCTTGATTTGCATGAAGCTTAGAAGCTTTTTTTAATTGTTTAGTTACTTTTTTTAATCTTCTTACCATATTATATTCTTGTTGTTGTTTTATTAATATAAATAATGTTTGATTATCCATAACACCTCCTAATTAAAGTTAGTGCGTTTCTTCAGTTAATACTTACTTCCAACTCAAGGAGTCAAACGAATTATATTTTTTTTCTTATAAATCTATATGCTGCATAAATACCTAAACTAAGTATAATATAAAGTAGTCCATCAAACCAAGATATATTATGTATTGTATTAATTAATTCAGGTGTTATATTCATGCTTTTTTCTTCTTAAATGTTTTTACAAATGTTGGTTTACCACCTACTCCTTGTGCTTTAGCTCTTTTTCTTTTAACAGCAGATGCTCTTTGTCCTGCTGTCATTCTTTTTGCTTTAGCTAATGGCACACACTTAGGATATTTTCTTTTAGTTTTAGTAGTAGATTTTCTACCACATGGTTGAAACTTACCTTTCTTTTTAGGTGCTCCTATATCAACCCACTTTTCTCCTACCCATTTACGTAAACCACCACCAGTTTTTCTTTTAGTAGTTTTCTTTTTCTTTTTGCCACCAGGTTTTATTTTGCCAGAGCAAACTGCAGAAGCATACATATTAGCATAAGCTGATGGATATACATCAAACTTTCTTTTTGCTGCTGCTTTACCTTTTGGACAAAGTTTAGCCATTAGCCTCTTCTTGCATTTCTACGTGCAGTCATACCACTAAGTGTAACTTTACCACCATTCTTTTTTTTAATAGCTCCACCTTTTGACATATATTTAGTTTTCTTCATTGGTCCACCTTTAGCCATATACTTAGTTTTTTTCATACCAGTCATACCACCACCTTTTCTTTTTAGTGTTCCACCTTTTTTCATATATTTAGTTTTTTTCATTTTTTCCTCTTGCATAAAGATTATTAAAAGTAACATCAGGGTCTGTATAACTATCATGTATTTCTGCTGAATGAATATATTGACTTGGTGCAAAGTCTGGTGCACCTTCACCAGTAACCCATAAAGCAGGATTAGTTACCCTAACTCTATTATTAGGTAGTGCCACGATATTACCTGTCCATTTATCTGCATCTATAAGTTGCAGTACGTGACTTTGTTTATGTTGTGCAGGGTCATCACTTATATAACTATCTGTGTAATCAACTGTAAACATATATCTTCCTTTATAAAACTCACCACCTATTTTACACATCCAAGGACTTGAGCTTATTCTATCCATTACTATTATGGAATGTCCTCTTGAGGAGCAATCCCAAGGTTGTGCTAAATGTGTGTCCATTCTTTCTGGCATCTCTTCTAAAACTTCGTCTGCTACTAAACTTGTTATTGGCATCCTTGCCCACATTGCACCTCCATGTATATTTTCTTCTTCATCTATGCCAGTAAAGACTACTTGAAAACTTAAACATCTATCTGGTATTGTATTGACTGCTATCGCTAGTCCATGTAAATATTCGCCATGATAATCTATGTGGTTATTTGTAAATTCTTTTCTTACCCAACATTTAAAATGAGGAATATTACTTATTAAATATGACAGTTAGCACCTCCATCTACGTCTTGCTTGTCTTAATCTTGAGTTAGGATTCTTAGCTGCTTTAGGAAACTTTTTCATTTGTCCTGCAGACCTAGCACAAAAACTTTTTCTTCTTGCTGCTCTTTTACCTGTTGGTTTCTTTTCAGTAACAGCAGTTTGTAATTTACTTCCAGGATTTTGTCTTCTATATTTAGCTACACCTTTAGCTGTTAATCCTGCACCTGACTTGGTAGGTCTTTTATCACCTTTACCAATAGTCATGCCTTTCATGCCTTTACCTTTTATTTTTTTTCTAGGCATTATTTTTTTCTTGTAACTCCAAAACCTCTAAGTGCTACTCCACCACCTGCTCTTCTTTGAACTTTACCACCCATTTTTTTAAAACCCATTTTATTTCTAACAGGTGTTGGTAAATTTGGTAACCCTTTATTTCCTGCAGGTATAGATTTTAATGCACCACCTGCTTTTTTAATTTGAAAACCTAAAGCTTCTAATTCTTTATCACTTAAATCCATCCCACCTTTTCTACTACCAGTATAACCTAATTCTCTCATAGTTTCTGATACAGGATAACCTGTCTTACCTATATCTTTACTTTCACCTTTTTTAGTTACACCTTGTAGTCCTTGCATAACTCTTCTTCTAAAAGATGCTTTAGACTGTTCTTTTCTTTTAAGAGGAATTGTTTGAGACTTTGAAGTTCTATCTTTAGTAGAAGGTAATTTTGTACCTGTATCTTTAGCTGTCTCTTTCATAGATTGTGTTTTTAATTTATTAATTAAAGCTTTTCTTTTTTTAAAAGCTGCATCACTTTCACCAGGAAGTTTTTTAATTTTACTAGGGTCTTGTTTCTTAGTAATTTTTTTAACTACTTCTTTTTTAGTTTTAGGTCTACCTCTTTTAGATTTACGACCACGTTTTACTACAGCTTTTGCACCTTTTTTAATTGCTCCACCTACAGCTTTTTCATTTATAAGTAATTTATTAGCTTTAGCTCTAAGTGCTTCTGCTTGTTCTTTTTTAGCTCTTCTCATTTCTGGTTTCATAGCTTGACTCATTATTCTATTAGCTTTTCTAAGTAATTCATTAGCTTTTTTTTTATTTTCAGATATTGGTTTACCTGATTTAGGTTTCTTTTTTAATATAGTTTTAGCTATTTTTACTAATGTCATAATTATTCTCCTTGAGTTTTATATTCTCTAGGCTCTTCTTTAACTTGAGCTTCGATTGGTCCTCGTACTCCAGGTCCTTTTCTTGCTGCACCATAACCTTGTCCAGTTGGTTTACCACTTGTATCATGACCTGTAGAATTATTCATAGTTCTTGCATTAGCTCCTACTATTAAAGTTTTAGTTTTTATTTGCATTATTTACTCCCTTTCATTTTAAATCCTCTTAATGCTGCACCAACACCTCTGGGTTTACATGGTCCACCTGCTTTACGTTTTATTAATCCACCTTTTTTTCTACCAAATTGTGATTGTAATTCTGCTAATTCTTTTTCAACATTTTGTTTAGCTTTACCTATTAAAGGTTTTTCACTATCTATTCTTAAATTTTTAAATTTATCTTTTTTAGTACCTCTTTTTAATAAATTTTCTAATAGTCTTGCGTTAATTTTTGCGTTAGCACCTATATCAGTTTCTTTAAGTCTAAGTTTATCAATTTTAGCTTTTTGTTCTATTTCAGATTTTGTAGGACTTCTTTCTCTTTTCTTTGATTTTCTTTTAAAATCATCTTTATTTATTTTTTTACTTGAAGTTACTTTAACACCACTATCTTTAATTTTTTTTTGAATTTGTTTTTCTTGTCCTAAAGCTTGTTTTTCTAATTTAGTTAGCATTTTTTCAGCTTTAGTCATAGACTTTCCTATTTTAGAACCTTCTCCAAATCCTTTAACAATTCTATTTAGTTCTTTATATTCTTTATTTAAATTTGATTTAATATTAGAAAGCTGTATTTGCTTAGGATTAAAACCTCTATATTTTTTTATACCAATATCTTTTTTCTTTTCTAATTCTTTTATTGTATTTAATTTATTTTTATATTTTTTTAATACTTCTTTTGAATTATCAATAAATTTAGATTCTTTTAATATAGTGCCTTCTTTAACTCTAATTTGTTTTTGACTACGTTTAACAGCATCTTTAGTAGCTTGACGTTTTGCTTTTAATACAGCTTTACCTAATATTTTTTTAACCATTATTTTTTCCCTTTTTTATTCTTCTTTTTCTTTTTTTTATTATTTACTTTTGTAATTTGTTGTATTACATTTATTCTACTAATAGCCATTATTGTGCTCCTTGTAATACTGGATTAGGACCACCTGAAGGATTATTTGCTGACTGCATATCATCTTGTCTTGTTCTTCTAGATTGATTACGTAAGGCATCTATTGAATTTTTATATTTACCTTCCCAGTTTGCTAGTGTTTGAAAATCTTTTATAAAATATGTAGCTTCTACCATACATGCTGCAAAAAGAGCATTATAGCAAAACTCACTAAAATAGTTTGATGTTGTTACACTTGTGCCTGTAGCACTAGCTAAAGCTAAAGGTCTACGTGTAAATTGTATTTCACCTGATACTGCAGATGCAGGTGTTGGTACAATATAAATTTGTGTATTAGTTTTTCTTGAATAATATCTTGGTGTTCCTGTTGATGCACTAGCAAAAGGAAAATAGTCTATTGCATATTCATAAGGTCTTTGTAATAAATTAATTTTTGAATTAGCAGGAATTGCTGCTGTTGAAACACTTGTAGTAAAGTTTACATTTCTTACAACTAATGTATCATCAGGTAAACTAACTACTGGGTCAGAAGCTGTAAATGAAAAAGTAGAAAAGTTATCTAAACCAGAATCATCTAGTTCTTTTACTATTCTACCTTCAGCTTTCTCAACAAAGTAAGGAATATGTTCCTCAAACTCTGATGAGTTATTTTCTATAGTATTTATTATATCAGTTTTAAGAAATGAATAATTAGGCACTATGTTATCCTGTTATTAAAGTAACACTACCTGCATCTGGTGTAGATATACTTATTGTTCCACTACACAATACACCCATTTCTCCAAAGTACATATCTGATTCTGCACTTGCAGGAACTTCATAGGTTATTACTGTGCCTGTTTGGTCTCCTATAGCTATTACTCCTGCTATACTAGAATAAGAATGAACTCCTAATATTCTTGTTCTATCAGGAGTAGCAATAATATCTCCATCTCCTGCTCTCTTATTAACTGTTCTAATATTTGTTGCCATTTTAAATCCTTATAGTAGGGAGAGTATATTTCAACTCCCCCTAGTTATTAGTGGTTAAGCACCTTGATTACCAAACCAACCTCTCCAGTCAGATACTCCAAATGAATATCTTTCTCTGGCTTTAAATCTGAGGTTACCAGTATCAAAATCTGGTTCCATTTTAGTTTGTAAAGGTGTTCTATTGAACATCTTTGAACCATTAGGAACATCAGTTTTAATAAAGAAAGCATTAGTATCAGTAAACCTTCTGTTAGTAAAGTAACCACTTGGGAATACTCCTAAGTTTCTAACAGAGTTTATGTCGTTATCTGCACTACCTACAATTCCTGGTGTATTTAATAATACATCACATGTAAACATTAAGTCTACAGGTACGTGTAAAGATACAGCAGATGAACCAATTAAGATTCCTCTGTCATCTTTAAACTTTTGAATTGCAATTACAGCAGACTCTAAACTAGCTTCTGATATTGCTGCTGCTGTACCTATATTACTTTGGTTTCCATCTCCAACAGTTGGATGTGAAGCATTAAATAAACTTACTCCATCTCCTTGTGCTGTAGTGAATCCTTCGTTATATAGCTTTGCAGCTTTTACTTGTTTAGTATTAGCCATAGCTCTGGCTAAACCTTTTGCTCTTAATTTAGCAAAAGTATCATAAAGGTTGTCTTCCATTGCTTCTTCTGTGATAGCAAAAGCTAAAGCTATAGTCTCGTTTGTATAACGAGCTGTAAAGCTTTC